CGCACTACTTCCTAAACCGAGGTTTGTGCGAGCGTCTTCTGCCTTCGTGGCCCCGGTCCCGCCGTCAGCAACAGCCAGCGCACCGTTACTCCCTTTCTGTGCCAGTTTACCGATGCCGGGGATCGTTACAGGGGTTCCGTTGATGGTAACGGTGATGCTCTGATTCGCCGAGGTGGTGGCGAATGTCTCCCACGCGCCAATGTTCTCGTCGTACTCTTTGATGAGCTGCGACATGGCCTGCGCCAGGCCGTCGACTGAGATAATGTCCGATACAAGAATTCCATACTTCTGGCCGCTGAGCGCAGGGGAAGCTGCAGGCGTAACCGTAATTGACGTGGCGCTGTTCACGGATGAAATCTGGAACAGCTGCACCGGGTTAGACATCACGATAATCGTCTGGCCAGCGCGAACCTGGCTGGCGGGTGCCGTCCAGTTCGTCCCGGTGCCGGTTGCGGTGTTTCCGTTAATGGCGATGGTGCCGGTGTTATAAAGCATATTTTCTCCAGGCAATAAAAAACCCCGCCGGAGCGAGGTTGATTTAATTAGGCAGTATATTCAGACGTACATATCGGGCAGAACCGGAAGGCTGAGCGACGTCACCGTGTTATTACCGAAAATGGCATATTGCTCGCGCCCAAGATATTTTCCGCCCTGAACTGAAGCGTTGCCGTTCTGTATTTTTATTCCGAACATTCGATATACATACATGCCGTTTACCGTATGCACCATTAGCCCAAACCTACCCAGCGGAACATATCCGTTACCGATGCTCACGGCACTTGTCGAAGGGGTCCAGAGTTGGTTGAGGTATACGAATGGTCGTTTTGTGGTTGAAAAGGTGCAGGCCCCTGCAGCATTAAAAATATTGAGGCCGGTACCAGGCTGTGGCGCTACGCCACTGGCAAAAATAACGATGTCTATCGTGCCGGTTGCGGGAGCATCATCGTTCGTGGACGGAGGGCTGAAGAACCTGACGGTGTTACCGTCGAAGTCAATCGTGTTACCGCTATTACAGCGCCCGAAAACGACGTACTTCGACTTGTCGTATCCTGCTATCGTGGGAACCGCCCATCCTCCGGTCGGAACACTTACGGTACCCTTCCAGATACACTGCCCTGACTGCGTGGCATTGGTTATCGAGGTGAAGTCAGTACTGTCGCTGATGAGAAGGCCCACCCCGCTTCGCTGACCTGTCGGAAATATCTGCCAGACACTACCGGGAAAGGTATAGGTACTATCCCTCTCACTTATACCCAGCGCCTGCATTCTCGAATTTTGCGTAACCCTCCCACCAGAGATAGTGATGGAATTCATTTTATGCCACAGCCCTGAATCAACATAGGCAGTCGCATGCGGTATAAACAGCACCTGCGCTCCTGAAACATAACCAGCGATGTCCACATACTTTGCTTTCTGGTAGCCAGTGTCAAAGCTGCCACCAAAAGACGGGCATCTCAGGCCCGCCGTTATCTCCATACGCTTTCCGCCGTCATTCAGTTCTATCAATAATCCTGTCGGCATTTTATGACCATGTCCCGAGTACGATCCGGCCACCTCCCGGTATATTGATGGTTACGCCATTACCATTGATAACCGTTGTGTTACCGGAGCCATTGAAAGAAAAATTACCGTTTGTGGCGTAAATCGAGCCGCGAACGGTCACGTTGTTGAACGTCGCGTAGCCTGACTTGTTGATGTGCCAGCCAACGTTCCCCGTGCCGTCCCAGGTTGTGGACTGGATGTAGCTGCCGATTTTGGTGTTGTCGATAGTCCCTTCACCAATCACAGTATTTCGGATAAAGGTCTGCCCGTTCTGAATCACGAACGGAAGCGTAACGGTCGCGCCTGCCTGGTGCGTTACTGCGAAGCGGTCAGCCAAGAAGATAACCTGCGACTGCATCCCGGATGGCGTATTCTCCACGCCGATCCCCATCCCCGCCGCGTAATACTGGCCGTTGCTGGATAACCCGACCTTAATGCTGTACATCGCCTTCAGGTCGCCGTTGACGTTGGCAATAGCCTGCGCGTTGGTGGTGATCGCAGAAGTGTGGCCATTAACGGTCGCCGTGATGCTGTTTACCTGCGTGGCCATAGCCTGCTGGTAATCCGAGAACGTCTGATTCAGGTTGTTGATAGATGCCTTGTTGCCGTTAACGTCCGTCTGCAGGCTCAGCAGCGAGCGCGCCGTTGCTTCCTTCTCGTTAACGATAACCTCGTCAATACGGTCCAGCTGAGCGCTGTTACCGGCGACCGTTGCAGATAACCTTTTGCGTGTGGCCACCTGCGCCAGCCCGTTCTGGATAATGGCGATGGCTGAGTTCTTCACTCCACCCGTCATGCCGTCCATGGATACGCTGATGCTGTCGATTCGCTGACCCAGGGCGGCATCTTCTGTTGCCACCGTTTGCTCAAGCTCGCTGAGTGAAGACGAAACATCCCCGACCGTGCTGGAAAGCTCATTAACGCTGGTCTGTACCTTCCCAATGTTCTGGGCGTTTTGGGCGATATCCTTCGCCTGCAGCTCCAGTTCGTCATTGGCCTGTTTGATGTCATTAACCATGCCAGCAATTTTTTCATTGCTGTCGACGGCATTCTCAACCACATCCTTCAGTAGACCTGTTTCCTCCATCTCCTTGAGAATGGAATCGGTGATATCAGATACGTCCGTGCTCGACTGGCCAAATACCCACTCGGTCCAGTCGCTCTGATTGCCGAGGCGATCAACGAGCCTTGCCCGGTACCAGAACGATTTTCCGGCGAGCAGCCCCATTTGCTGGTAGGACGATGAGGGATAAGGCACGTCTGCCAGCAGTAACGGAGAATCACCGTTCGCCGTGGCGCTGTAGTGTATTTCTGTCTTCTGCGTGTCCTGCGCCCCGGATGGAAATCCCCAGGAAATGCCGATCCCGAACACCAACGGCTGCGTGGCGAGATTCACGGGCATAGGTGGTTTTCCGACCTTACCCGTAAGCTCCGTCTCAGCTGACGTTGCCCAGAGGGATGCGATATCGAGCGCGTTAACCGCGCGGATTCGGACCACGTAGCGCCCGGAGTAAATTCCGTCGACCTCAAAGCGCGTGTTGCCGGTGCGCGGAACGTTAATCCAGTCGCCGTTGTTCTGACGCCACTGCGCCTCATAGGCAACGGCATTTTTGACGGTATCCCACGTAACAACCATCGTGGTGATGCCTATCCCCTGTTCAACGCGGTACACGCTTGAGAGCGTGATATTTTCCGGCATTCCCTGTCCGCGTGGCGGCACTACGCTGACGGGCCTGTCTTCAATAACCGCGCCGTCATCAACGCGCGGAAACTTGTTCGGATTGTAAGGCAGGCCGTTAATGGTGACCGTGTTATCCGAATTAACCATAATCCGCTTAACGCGGAATAGCTGAATGGCTAAATCAGGCTGGTCAAGCACCCAGGCTGATTCAGCATTTGGGGTAACGCTGTACGCTGTCTCAACGGTCACTGCGCGTCCGGAGACGCTTTTCACCTTCCTGCCTTCGGATTTGCCGGTGGGAAGGTTAACGATAAGCGTGTCCCCCGCTTTCGCAGTAGTAATACGGTCAAGCGTGACTTTCGTTCCGGAAGCTGCGGCTACGCGACCGCCGTTCTCGCGACCGGCCAGCGGGGCGTTATTGAGGCCGATCACCTTGCCTATACGCGGGATTCGCCCTTCCATCCCTGTTTTAAACTCCACGCCATTGTCATCGCGGTTGGTTTCAATAGCGTAAAGCCCGTGCCGCTGCGCTTCTGATTCCCGCGTACACCCGATGCGGGACAGCTCTATGGTGTTAAAGCCGAACCGGTTAGAGACTTCCGGCACCCAGGCGCTGGCCTGATCGTCCTGATAGCCGTTGGCCGGATTGCTGTAGGTGACGATTGCTGACGAGTAGTTCGTCTTTTCCGATGTGCTGGAGAAGTTAAACGCGCCCACGATATTCGACTTGTTGAACACAAAGTCGGGGTCCAGCTCGCGGGGCATATCGGCGTCAACGGACAGAAGATTGTTGGACCAGCTGATCATCCCCCGGAAGATGTTCGCTAAATCCATCAGTACGGTCCATGCATCGGTACGCTGGGAAATGTACAAATCGCAGAGGTACCGCGCCTCTTTCCCGCCTGCTCCGTCCGAAACCTGCGCATCGCAGTACTGTGCAATCTGGTACAGGGTCCATTTATCGACTAAATCAGCCGTGATCCGTTTTCCCAGACCGTATCGCTTGTTCAGCACGAGATCGTAAAAAATCCAGGCGGGGTTATTTGTCCATGCCCACTTAAAGGTTCCGTCCCAGGTGCCGCTGTAGGTGCGGGTAACAGGATCGTAGTTCGCCGGTACGCGGATGATTATCCCCTTCATTTCCACGGTGACGTTTGGCGTTCTGCCGTCAAACAGCTTCGAATCAAACTGGATGAACAGCAGCGACGTGTGCGGATAGCGCAGCTTGGCATCGACAATATCGGTCATTGATTCAATGCGCGAAGTATCCGCATGCCGCCCATCAGTGGTATTTTCCGTCAGGCGTCGGACGCGGATTTGCCAGCCGGATGTCGCTGCCGGCAGGTCAATTCGATAGCTCCGCTCATACCCGGCTGCGGCAATGCCGTCCGCCTCATCCGTGCCGTATTCAACGTAGGAACCGCCATCGGTAGAAATATCGATAGCGAACGCAATCCGGTAGCCATCCTTCCCGCCGCTGTCGCGCAGTTTATAAACGCCGTTAGGAAATTTAAGCCGCAGGCGTACTGCAGAAAGCTGGGTGTTGTTAATGGATTTAACCCACGGCGTCCCGTATTTCAGCTCCGTGCCAACGCTGATTTCATTCTCTACTGCCGGGAAGCCAGCAATATAATCCTGATCCACCGTGCCGCTGCGCCACTCCCACGTCACGCCAGGGAAGTTTTCGTTGCCAGCATCATCAAGCAGTGGCGTGCCATCGAGATAAATATCTTTTCCGGTAAAGTCTCCTGCAGCTTCCCCCTCGGTCAGCGCCAGCAGAATTTTCATGTACGCTACGGAGGCGATCTCGGTACCGCGATTGCCGCCTTTATCACCGCCACCGCCGCCCCCTTTCGAACCCCTGATTACTGCCATATGCAAACTCCGGGCAAAAAAATCCCGCCTGAGCGGGAGAATTAAACATGTTGCGAGATAAGCGTTATTGCTGTTCTTCTGCGTAGATGCCGCCGCTGATAAGAACACCGGCGACAAGACGCTTACCGTAGAGAAGATTGACGCCGTTCCCCGCTGCAGACTGGTTGATTGGGGAGCCAAACGAATAGCTTTTCCGGGTATCGCCGGAGTCCATCGTCATGCCCTGAGTGCCGCTGGGCGTGAGCATCTGGACAACGCCCCCAAGCATCATCGCCGCCCCCATTTTGTAGAGGAACGGCGAGGCCACTGCTGCTGGCGTAAAGCTCAGCGCAAAGCCAACAGCTACCAGCACAGCGCCGAAGATGGTCTGGAACACTCCCGCCTTTTTACTGCCGATAATGACCGGCGCAATCCTGATAACGTCATGCACACCGTTCAGGTGCAGCTCTTCTGCAGTCACGTTGCGGGAGCCGTTAAACACGCTGTAGGTCACGCCGCGTCCTTCACTCGTATCGAGCCAGCGCTCAAAGCCGGGGAGCATGATACAAAGCGCCCTGATAGCCTCCCGCACCGAGGAAACGGAAAGGCGGTGCTCACGTCCAAATAAAGTGCCGAGCTTGCCATAGAGCCGCACAAGCACGATTTTCTCAACTGTGTTCATCGCCATTCTGGTACCTCAGTGTCAACATTGTTCTCTCGCGCCACATGCCGCCGTAGGGAACGACTTCGCTCAGTTTGCCGTACATGTGGTGCAGCATTTTCCCGTCGCCCAGATAGATGCCTGCATGGTTGATTTCTTCTGCCTTGTACTGCATCAGGATCACATCCCCTACCTGCAGTTCGTCGGCGTGAGAATAAAATCCCGCTTCGGCATAGTGTTTTACGTAAAGGTTTTCGCCGCGCGTCCACCAGTTGTCGTCACGGTGAAAATCAGGCAATTCGATGCCCCGCTCCTGCTGATACCAGTCCCGGATGAGCCCGTAGCAATCCCAGCTGCCGTGTATAAAGGGCCGCTTGAGAATCGGTAGTGTATCTGCCGGTGTTGTCACCGTGTACTCACCGCCTGGCCACGACATAATCACCCAGGGCAATCCGGAGTCGTGGCACGACTTCAGATCGTCGGAAGAAGCGTGCGGCCCCGCATCCGGATGTGAATGAACGATGGCCAGCACCTCCCCCATATCCTCAGCATCAGCCCATGCCTGCGCAGATATCATGAAGTGCTCTGTGGGATTTTCGTGTGAATTACTGCAGGGGATGTACCGGCGCTGGCGCGTGGCGCGAATAATCAGGCCACAGCATTCATGGGGATAGGCTGCAGCAGCGTGTTTTTCAATGACGGTAATAAGTCGCTGGCTCAGCATGATTAAATCCTCGTGATCGCAATCGCCGGAAAACCGCCAAACGACAGCTGCTCATCTTCCCCCCAGCGCAGCTTGCAGCCTGCGACCGTTCCGGAGCAGACATCATCTGCAGGGTTATCAACCGGGTTGCCGAACTTGTCAAAATACTTCGTTCCGGTGTAACCGCAGTCCGCACCCCGATACTGGCCCTGCAGGCACCAGGCGCAACGGCTGGTCATTTGCCTTCCCGGAACCTTCTGCCCGGTCACGTCGACAGGCGAGCTCAGCTTGAACTGAACGTCCGTTTCGTTATCTGCAGTTTTGCTGTCGATGTAAAACACCTCCAGCTGCTCGGCTGTCGGATCGGCCTGGGAGTTCCCGTCCGGGAAGTTGCTGGCATCGAGGTAATGCGCATACGTTCGGTGGATGGTGACCTTTGCCTGCTTCATATCCTGAAAAAGGTGGCACAGCGCGGAGATCGAACCGTCCAGATTCCCAACGGATAATTTTGGCGATACCGGCGTTCCGTCGCCATTGGCTTCAATATCCTCAATCTGGCATGGCCAGAGATCGTATCTGATGCCCTGCCAGTAAATAGGCTTACCCGGTAGTTTGGATTCATCATCACCGGCAGCGAGGATTTCTTCTTCCGTGTACGCTACTGCGTGGTTGTGGAAATAGAGAACATCAGCACCGAAGGCGGTACCATCAACTTCAAACAGGACGATCTTGTTGCCGGGCTCGAGTTTTTGATCGTCAGCGGTTATCCCCATAAAAACCTCTCATTCAGGAGCACGGCCCCCATAACAAAAAACCCCGCAGTGCGGGGTTTCGAAGAGATAGTGAATATTACTTAACTTCGTTAGACCATTTGACTACGTCGAGTTTTACACCATCGGTTACGTCTTTAAATTTATGGTCATAAAAAACAAAATAGTACATTTGATAACCAGTGTATCCGCCATAACTATTCTTGGCGTTTATCCCTACCGGTACTACAAATCCAAAATGACGTGTGCCTGCTGTATAGCCTTTCTTTGGCTCAAAGAAATGATATTTGGCTGAATCTGGATCTTTTAATCTGAGCTGCGTTATCTCTTTTATTTGCTCCTGGTAATCTTGTGGAAGAGGCTCATATACCGCAGCATCAACCTCGGATTTAGTCATTGGACTAACACACCCAGAAAGAAATACAGCACACATTATCGCCATTATGATTTTTTTCATTGTTCCCTCATTAAATTGGCTCGGCCCGATATGCCGTCGCAAATGTGACTGTAATGGTCATACGCGCAAAATCAAGAGCCGTGACCTTCAGTTGCGATGCGCGGTAGAGGCCAAGTTCACCCAACGGGTTGGTCCATTTGAATGCTTTGACTTCGCCATGCTCGCGCAAAAACTTGAGCACCGGCTTCATATCCTCATTCATACCGGTGAACGTTAATGGCCATGACTGCGTCTCCGGGTTAATGCCCTCTCCGGTTACTGCCTCATAGCCATCGCCGTATTGTACGCTGCTGGTTCGGTACTTAAAGTCTCCCACGGGGCCATTACGCGGAGACCACGTAAACGTCTGCAATGCCATCAGGCCGTCCTCATTTTGGTGTCAATCATGCCTCCGTTGGCCAGTTCGCGGTCAAGCGTTTCAATAACAAACTGCTTGAGTCGGGCTTTGGTCTCGCTGGTCAGAAGCTCCTGACTTTTTGAAGACGGTTCCTGGCTCGCGCCGCCCTGCTGAATGACCTGCAGAGGAATAGTTAAAGAGAAATGCAGGTTGCCCTGGCCAGCAGAGGGCTGCGAATACGAATCTTCGGATGGTTTTGCAACGCTACCACCGACCAGCCCCCCTTCGGCGTAGCCGTTACCGTAAGTAAGCTGATTCAGGAAACTGAGCATGCCAGGCTTATTGACCACAGATTGCGGAACCACCCATTCACCACGGTGAACCACACCGGCGACGTCATGCTTCCCGCCGTCGCCGGTATAACCGCCATCAGCAAATCCAAACCAGCTGCTGATGCCCAGAGCTGATGCACCTGATTTGATGGCGTTCAGCATCAGCATCTTCGTGATCATCTTGCCAATATCGTCAATAATCGACACGGCCAGCGATTTGAACTCTCCCTTTCCCTTGGACGCAACATTCCAGAGGGCTGTCCCCATGCCGTCCATTGCATTCACAGCGATATCGCGAACCTGGGTAAACTGATTCCCAGCGTCAAGGCTCCAGTCCGTCAGCCCTTTCTTCATGCCGTCATACCAGGACCCTTCTACCTGTTTTTTCCGCTCTGCGCCGCTTCGGACAATCTCCAGCTGCTTCTGCTCTTCACCCCTCAGCACCTCCGTTTGTTTCCGGTACAGTTCGGAGCTGTGATCGGCAATCGTTTTATCCTGCTCTTCCCGGAGCTTTGCAAAACGCTCCCGTACCTGCTGCTCTGCTACCATCTGGTCATACGCTGCTGAGCTCATGGTCATCTGGGAAATACCGTTTGCATATTCCTGCTGCAGCTGCAGCGTTGAGCGGTAAAGCTCCTGGTTCTGCTCCTGAATCTGAAGGCCGAGTTTGCGCTGCTGGTTGGCTTTATCCAGGCTGGCGTTAATCTCCAGCTGGTGACGAAGCTCCGTTTCCTGCGCCAGAATGCTGCGCTGGCCAGCGGTCAGGATACGCTTCTCCTTGAGGTCAGCGATTTCCTGGTTGAACTGCGCCAGTTTCTTTTCCGACTGCGTCAGCGTCTCGGTCTGTTCGTTCTGGGACCGCAGCGCGGCCTCTTCCTGGCGAAGCTGATTCAGGCGCGTGGTCGCAGCATTGTCGCTGTACGCCTTCTCGCGGGATTTTTTCTGCTCGGTATACATTTTGTCGATGCCGCGCATTGCCTGCGTGTATTCAGCAGTTCCTTTGGTGAAATTGGCATTAACAAGCGCAACGGCATCGGCCCGCTCTTTTTCACGCGATGTCCCAGCTTTTAGCAGCCCTGAAAGCGTGTTTTCGTCCTTCAGACGCTTCGAAATTTCTTCACGCTGCTTTTTCTGCGCCTGATATTGCTTTTCCGCCTCTTCACGCTGCTTGATTGCCGGGTCAGGAGTGGTATCGAGATCAACGCCTGCACCCGCAGCCATCGCCTGCGCGGTGGCGATGTGCGCGTCTCCCATCGTTTTGAACGCATCTGCGACAAAATCTTTAAGCGATTTCCACGCGCTTTTCAGCCCACCTACGTTCGATTCCTGCTCCTTGAGTTTTGTATCAAGGTCATTCATCGCCGCCTGCTGCAGCAGCGCCGTTGCTTCAGAGGTCTTCCCCTGGCGCTCGAGCGTGACTATCTGGTCTATCATGCTACCGTTGAGCAAAATTCCTTGGTCAGTCAGCTTTTGAAGCGCCTGCAGCGGATCGCCTTTCAGGCTCGACAGCAGCGACACGAGATCGTCGGAGCTCTGCCCGATTTCCTCCATTCGCGTGCCGAGGCTGGCGACCTGCTCCAGCATATTGCCGCCGAAACCCGCCGACACGGATGCCGTAACCGCCTTAACAGCGCGATCTGAATCACCGAGGCTGGAGGTCAGATTCTGCAGATACATCACCGACATAACGGACTGCTGGCCGGATTTCTGTAACGCCTGCGTATACCCTTTGATGACCGCTTCGCTGTTGGAGTAGGCTGAGTAAATCGCAGTCACCGCACCGGCGACGGCAATAACGGCCAGCCCGACAGGACCGCCGACCATCGCCATTGCTCCGCGCATCAGGCCCGCGCTGGCTGCAGCGGCTCGCTGGCCAAGAGATAACTCCTGGCTGGCCACGGCGAGCTGGCGCGTTGAGGTGGCCAGCTGCTGCTTCCCGGCAGACTCGGCGATATCAGCCGCCAGCACCGTTTTCGTCGCTTCTGCAAGACTGCCCTTCGCCTTGGCTTCAGCAAGATTAGCCTCCTGAATGGTTCTGGCGTTTTTAAGGTGCTCGGCCTCATAGCTGACGGCCAGCCCGTACTGCTTGTTCACCTCGGCCTGTTTGGCAAAATGCTCATCGAGCGCAAAAGCGCGCTCGCGGTCGGCACGGGCGGCTTCAATGGTCTTAACTGCGATGTTCTGCTTCTCGATAGCTTCAGCACGCAGCTGCCTGGCGTTCTCTATCGAGCCCTGCGCGGCGCTTATCTGCGCCTGGGTAAACTCAATCTGGGCCTGCCGCTGTGATTTCAGGCCCGTAATGCTGTTATCCAGCGCGGTGCTCATACCCTCGCTGAGGGCCGAAACCAGCGCCGTGGTGATTGAACTTCCGGCAACCGTGCTGCCAGCTGAAATGTTGGCCAGCAGACCGCGCATTTCATCCAGCCCGGTCAGGCGCTTGTCGACCGTTTTGCCAAGCTTGTTAAAGTCGGCGTCCAGCCCGGTAATCCCCTTTCCCAGCCCTTCAAACGACTGCCGGGTTTTCTGGTTGTCCGTCTGGACTTTCCTGTTAAATTGCTGGGCGCTGCTGTCCGCCGTTCGCATAGCATCAGCAAACTGTGATTTAAAGCTGGCGGAGTTGAGATGCAGCGCGACAGCCAACGACGCAACGTCAGCAGCCATGTCCTAATATCCTGAAGCAGTCAGCGAACTGCTGGTCGCTTTCAGATTGCGCAGCAGTCACCGGAGGAGAATGCACCGGCGCTGACGTTTCGGCCTCCGTTCTCAGGAGATCGAAATAGGCCTGCCAGTGGGTCAGTATGTTCGCCGGAAGTTCGGCTATTTTGCGGGGGTCCGGCTCGTCCCATCGGTCTGCCAGCATGAACAGCAGCCTGAGATGGGACGAGTCGGTTAGTTTTTTGTGGCTTCCTCCAGCGTGCCGTAAGAATGGCGCTGAACGAGCGTGACCGCGTCGAGAAGATCGGCGTTCGCATGGGCGGCCATCAGCTGGTCTGCGGTGGGCAGTTCGCTGGCTTTGGGCTTGCTGCCGTCTTCATTGACCAGCGCTGCCAGAAACAGGTTTACCCCCATCGCCGACAGCTCTCGCGACGGAAGCTTGGCCTGGCGTCCGGCTTCAACTTTGTCGTTATAGTCATCCAGCTCGGCGCTGGTCAGGCGGCGAAGATACACCTTCTGGCCGAGGAGCGTTTTTTCAACGGTGGTATTCAGTGGGTTGATAAGGGATTTGTAGTTCATGTTTTTTATCCTGTTTCATTAGTAAAAGCCCCGCGACCGGCGCGGGGAAATAGAAGGTTACTCGCCGCCACCGGCTGGCTGCTCAACAGACCATTTAACGCTGTTCTGCTTGCCGTAGACCTCAACCTGCAGCACTTTGCCTTTCGGCGTGTCAACGGCCTGCAGGCTCCAGCCAGCCAGCACCAGTTCGACCTCTGAAATGCGCTTGTTGGGGAACTTCATGAAGAAGACCACCGTTTTTTTCGCATCGGCGTCACTCAGCAGCGCTTCCTGCACGGTATCGGAAGGATCGTCAATGAAGACGAGCGTTTTATCCTCGCCCTCGCCCATGTCGGCCATGTATTTCGGCTCTGTGTCGATGAGGCGCGTCACTTCGAGGAAGGTGCCTTTTTTCCCCGTGGCACCAATCCCCATCGCGCTCTGCAGAAGCGCGGCGGTAGCAATGGTCGCGCCTTTCTGACCGTAGCGAACCTCGGTACCTGCAGGGAGCACCGCGTACTCTGACGGCGATTTGATTTCTTGATCTGCCATTTACTCTCTCCTGATTGCTAACGCCCTTCGAGCCCCAGCCGGATTTCTGCGGCCAGCACTTTAAGGATTTTTTGAACGTTGTAGTCCATCGCCGGACGAATGAAGGGGGCGGCAACCTGTTTGACGGTACCGAACTCCTGCGCCAGCGCTTTCATGTGGTGAATTTTGCTGGGACCGACGCGCAGCGTAACGATGGTGTTATAGCGCGAGGTCTCTGCCACGTTGGTGCTGCGAATTTTGATGGAGTCGCGCATGTGCGGCCCGATGCTTTCCTCATCAAAACCGGCGTGCTGCCGCATGTCCTGCTCGACAACAGCAAGCGCGGCGCGTCCGGCATCGCGCAGGAGTTTCACCCCCACTTTTTTGTCGATGCTTTCCAGCAGCCGGTCAAACTCCTTCCCGGTGGGGAATTTAATGTCCATCTGCATGGCATTTACTCCGGAACGGTGAAGATGAAGTCGCGAACCAGCCGGTACTGGATGCGGTTGTTGGGAAACGTGGTTTTCCCCTGCTGTATGCCTCCGCGCTCAACGTACTGGACGGGCTGACCTTCCAGCTGGCCATGAACAATTTCCTTCCATTCAGCCCAGAGCGCACCGTCGAACTGAAGCAGCGACGTGTACCGGTCGACAACATAAAGCGAAATCTGTATCCGGACCTCGGACAGCCCGGTCCGCCTCAGTCCGTCACCGACCTGCGGGTCGGAAATACGCTGGAACGTCGCACCTTCCTGCACCGTATCCGGAAGTAGCAGCGGGTACGTATCCAGCCCGGTGATCCGCTCGACGGCGGTTTTAATTGCTGACTCGATCATGGCGTGAATCCGCCTCTCCGGTGATGATTATCCGATCCGTCAGGCGCTCGACGTTGCGAACGGTGTATACCCGGTCCGCTGTCGATACCTTCCAGTCCACGTCAACCTTGCGCGGGTACAGCGTAAAGAGGCACGTTTCAACGACCTGCTGCTGGTCCAGCGTCCGGACCTTCCGGCCGGAGACCAGCTCCTTTCTGGACCAGGCTTTTCCGGCGATCACCTCACGGGCCGGAAGCGTCTCGCCGAGCTCACCGCGTTCTGTTTCCACGTAGCTGAGTGTTATCCGGCAGTTCAGCTCACCGGGGCGCAGGGGGTCACTCATACGGTATGCTCCATTAGCGGGAACAGCAGGTATTCAACGCCCAAATCGGACGGCGAACCTTCTGCCGTGCCGGTGGGATTCAGATACCACTGCGAGACCATCATCTTCGCGGCCAGCTTGATATCTTCATCAATGATGTAACCCGTCTCACCGTCAGGCAGTGCGTCAAGCTGCGCCTGGTTCTCTACCAGCCTGCAGTAGTAGCTGCGCTCGATGCTGCGCTGAGCCGCGTCAATCAGGCTGGTCAGCAGGCTGTCGTGCTCATCAAAATCCAGCTCGAGGCGCAGCTGGGTTTTGGCTTCAGCCAATGTCAGTATCATGCGCGTCATCGTCCTTGTTCGTTTTAAGGGCGCGTTCTGCGTCTTTTGCCCAGACGGCGATATTTCGGTTCACCATGTCCTGAGCAACGGCGCTGTCAAAACAGGCCACATCGCCACGACTGTAGCGGCTGAACGGGCCAAGGAATGCCACCGCAACGCGCCCTGTTTGCACCGAAGCGACTTTTCCAGTCAGTTTTGACATACGTTCCTCTGGAGTTTCGTCCTGTTTCGCATTACCTGCTGAATCCGTATCACCGCCGTCCGGACCCGGTGCGGAACCATTACCGACATCACCTGCAGAATCGGTATTAACGTCTGACGATGAGTGGCCGCCATCTGGATCAGAATCGGTACCATCACCTTCACCACCGGCATCGCCTGCAGAACCGGTGTTCGCGTCTGCTGCCGGTGCTGAAGTATCAACCGCTGCTGCGGTCGTTACCGCTGGCTCGGCGTTGGTGTCGGTGTCGGTGTCGGTGTCGGTGTCGGTGTCGGTGTCGGTGTCGGTGGCAGTATCGTCTTTCTGAGTGTTTTTGGTTTTAGGAGCCATGATGTTCACCTGTAAAAAAGCCCGCGCGGGGCGGGCTGTTAATCACAATTGTCGGAGTATTACCAGGTAACGCCGGTACCCAGCGCCAGGCCTTCGATATGGCGAAAGCCGATATCGTGCTCCATGATGACGCGGATCAGGGACTGGTTACGCGCGAACGCGGAAACGGTGTTCCCGTCTGCATCGATGTAGGTCGCCTCGCGGGAGAAATCGACCACCATTGCGCCGTCTTCACCAATCAGGACATCGTTGAAGTCCGCAAAGTAAATCTCCGACTCCTTGCCGCCCGTGCCCAGGTTCGCCGGAATAGCCGAGGTGCGCTCAATCGGATAGCCTTTCAGCATCCCCGTTGCCATTTCCGGATAAACCTTGTTGCCGTTCCCGTCGCGCAGGCCGAACAGCTTCATGTAGGTGCGATTTGACATGCCCCAGCCGCTCTTCAGCATGTTGCTGTTACCGTCCATGGCCATGAGGATGAGGGCATCAAGGTAGGTATCGATGGTCTGCAGGTTCACTTCTTCGTCCGCCACCCATGGGAGCGTGCGGCTACCCGCCGTGGCCACGGCCTTCATCCCTTTCGGGGTGTCGTTGGTACCGTCGTCACGGAGAAACGCCTTATCTTCACGGGTGGAAATGCCGCTGATGATGTCGCCTAAAATCAGCTGCTCGACGTTGAAGCCGCCGCGACCAATCAGCTGGTTGGAAATCGGCACCATGGTGATCAGCGTTTTGGCGTTCAGTTTGACGTCATCGAAGGTCGCACCGCTCGCCTTCACATCCTTTCCTTCACCGACATAGCTTGCAGTTGAGCCGCTGGCCAGTCGCGGGATCGCCAGGTTACCGTTCGGAAGCGGGATGCTTCGCGCTCCGAGCTTACGCACGATGGTGCGGTCGCGCAGGAGCTCAATCACCTCGTTCTGCATGTTCTGCGGAACAAGCGCGCCGCCTGAATTGGCTGCGGTCGTGATCGCCATCGACAGCCCCTGATCGTTCAGGTCTTCCGCAGCAAACGCGGCTGCCTGCTGCAGGTCGCCCTTACCTGCCGCGATGGCCATCACCATGCGGGTCATGCCTGCACCTTTATACTGTGGAGGTTCGGCTTTCACATGCACTGCCGGTGCGTTACGACCGTTCTGCGCAGCCTTCACCGGAACCGCCGTGGTGGCAGCGAGGCGTTCTGCCGCTTCCAGACGCTGAATGGACGCCGAAAGCTCATCAAACTGAGCCTGCAGGCCAGTGAATTGCTCCAGCTGCTCCGCGCTCAGCGTGCCACCATCCATTTCAATCTGTGCCAGGGCCTGAACCTGAGTGTTAATACCCGCACGCTGGCGACGCAGTTCTTCGATTTTGTTCATCGTTTTTCTCTCTTTTACGCATAAAAAAAGCAGCCATCTGGCTGCTTACGGTGACGCTTCGCGTCGGGTTACATACGGGCCTGCTGATCCATAACAGCAGCACGTAACTGGATACTGGATTGCTGGGGCGAGGGTTTGTATTTCGCGGCAATCGCGTTGATGGCTGACTGAGGATCGGACATCTCATCTGCCAGCCCTGCCGCTATGGCGTTCTGCCCGAAATACAGCGCGGCCTGGGTGCCGATAACGGCGTCGATATCTATGCCGCGATACTGCGCGACGGAGGACGTGAACGTCTGGTATGCGCCGTCGATCATCGCCTGTATCTGGGACGTGGCCAGCTCCGTCAGCGGTTCATGTGGGGAGCCGTTGTTCTTGTTATCGCCGCGCGAGAACGTGGTAAATTTCAGCCCCACGCTCTCCTCCCATTTCGATGCTTCCATGTGCTCCAGGATGACCCCGATGGAGCCCACGCCGCTGGTTTCGCTGACGATAATTTTGCTGCAGGCCGACGCGATAAAGTAAGCCGCAGAGAACGCGCTGAAGTTCACGATGGCCGTAATGGGCTTCACACTGCGCGACTGGTAAATGTAGTCAGCCAGCTCCTTACAGCCCGATACCGCGCCGCCGCCCGAGTTAATATCGAGCACGATTTCTTTAATGCCCGGGTCGTTCAGAAGGGAAGCCAGCTGGCCGCGAATACGTTCGTAGCTGTTCAGCTCCGTACACATATTCACGATCTGGCCACGCCGGGGGACCAGGATGCCGTGGACAGGAATAACGCCCACGCCGCCGCCGCTTTGCTGAGGTTCATTCGTTTCCTGTGACTCATCCGGCCCCAGGGCCATTTCCAGCGGGGCCACATTCATGCCCTGCAGGCGGGGAACCAGGATCGACTTCACCGAGTCCATGATTTGCCGCGTGGCGTAGTGAGGCACCCCGAACACCTGGTCAGCCAGGTGCGGCAGGTTGATTAATTTCGACATTGTGTATACCTGTGAGAGCCTGATAATCAGGTTTTATGCAGTTCGCTGCAGGATTGCGCTGATTTCGCTTATCTGCGCGGGGGTGGCTTTATCCAGCCCGTGAACGGTGCTGGTATCGACCATGTTCAGCGGCGTCAGATACTTGTCGCCGCCCTCTACCGGAGCCATGTTCTCCATGCGCCGGATATCGTTTACCGACAGCCAGCCCCACTGGCGGCCCAGCGCGTAGGACTCGTAACGCGATTTCTGATCGCCGCGCAGCAGGGACGAGACGTTGAACTCGATGTAAAAGTCGCGACGCTCGCTGGGTAACAACAAATCGCGCATCATCGCCGCTTCATGGCGCTTCAGCCAGGCCAGCAGCGTGTACATCACGTACTGAAGCCCCTGGTGCTCGATGTTGTTGTTGGTCGATTTGTCGAGAAGCTGAATCATGTGCGGCGGGATTTTGTAAAGCCGACACACCTCGTTTACCGTCCACTGCCGCGACTGCAGCAGCTGCGCTTTTTCGTTGTCCTGCGACAGCTGCTTATAGCTCATGCCCTCCTGCAGCAACGCCACGCTGAAGGCGTTTCGCACACCGGAATAGCGGTCCGTCCATTTGGCCAGAAGCTTGTCAATTGACGCCTGGCTCTTGATGGCTCCCGCCTCCTTGGGGCGCTCAATCACACCGGACATCGTGGTGCCACGGGCGAACACCTGCGCGGCGTGCTGCTCAACCGCCATGCCCAGCCCGAGAACGTCCGCGTTCGTCTGAATCGGGGAGGTGCCGATGTACCCATCGAGCGAGAAATACTTGATGTGGTGCATCATGCGCATCGGCACTGTTTCACCCAGCTCAGGCAGCTCGTAATACGGCATCCCGTCCGGCCCTTTCAGGACGATGACCTTTTTGGGGTTAATCGGTATCAGTTCAGCGATATCGCCGTTGCCGTGCCGGTCAATCAGGGAATAGCTGTTCCCTTCAAGCCCCAGCACGCCCTGCTGCTGTTCGTAATATTCAAAGCTGGTGTCCTTTCTGTTTGGCTGCGAATGGATCACATCGTACAGGGGATGATCCGTTGCCCTGCGCCGACCCCCTTTTTCGTCGCGCTGATAAAGCTCGACCGGCAGCTGGGCGATGGATTCGGCAAGGAGCGTTACGCAGGCGCGAATAGCCCCGATCCCCATTGCCGTTTCCGGCGTAACCAGCATGCCCGATGAGCTCTTGCTGGCGCTGACGCTCCCGAGAACCGTTGTCCAGTTACTCCCTCCCGGACGCGACCTGCCCCGGAAGAACTGAGGAATGAACATCAGTTACCCCCTGGAGAATCATTCGCAGGCGCAGCGGCTCTGGCAGCAAAATAGGATGCCAGAAGGCAAAACACGCCTGCAGTAATAACGCCTGCAGGCGGAAACACCATCCACGCGCCAAACGTGATAAGCGTCGCGCCGAACAGGCCGATCATAAAGGTAATAATTGCCGTTAACATGCGACGTCTTCCTCATCATAAACGGATTGATTGCTGGCCCGACCGTTCAGCATTGCGCGGCCTATAGCCATAAACAGCGCTGTCGCGCCGTCGATTTTTGACTGCTTGTCGCCCTTCGTCGGTCGGACGATATCGTCGCTTCCGGGGACATTTTTTCCGATAACGTTGCTGATACACCATGACAGGACCGGGTTCCCGTCATGGTGGAAACGACCGCCAGCGAGCGCCGCTTCCAGCTCCTTCATAGGCGGCGACATGTTGGTGTAGTCCTGCCGGATGGAAATGGGCTCAAACCCGTGGTCCTGCAGCTCGTGGCTGAGTGCCGTGGCCCCGCTGGGATCGATGGGGATTTCGCTGACGCGGACCTTATCAATTTCCTGAAGGTCGATAATGCTGGCCAGAATTTCGCGATAGTCCGCCTCTGCCCCGTCTGTCGCTTCAAGCGCCCCCATTTCGACGAACTTCACATACCGGTCTGCAGTTTTGGCAATTTTCGGGTCCGTGCTCCGGACCGTGTCCTCCGGTACCCAGAATTTCGGCCTGATGCAGTAGTAGTGTTTCTTACCCTCAATTTCGCGGACGAAAACGCCAACACCGGCGTTAAGATCCAGGCGCTGGGCAAGGTCAAGACCGAGGTAATAATCCTCGCCTGCAAAGTCCTCGTAGCGCAGGGATTTATCGGCTGCAGCATGCCATTGCGTCATGTTGTAGAACGCGGCTTTACCGGATACCCAGATATTCAGTCGCTTCGTTTTAAAGGCGTTGACCTTGCGCGGTACCTGTTTAGCGACCTCCATCTCCGCCAGCAGATCGTCATACGATATCGACACGTCGAGGTTAGGGTTCGCTTTAATAAAGTTGGTCGGGTCGGTCCAGTCGTCCCCTTCATCGAGCTCGTAAATCAGGCCAAACAGGCGGTCGTTAGGGACATGCCCGTTAAGCATCTCCTTGACCTGTTTATCCTTGTCGTAGCATGGCGATTCCAGAGACGTACCCGCCGTGGTGATGATAAGCGTCAGTGGCTGCGAACGTGCGCCCATGCCCAGCGTCATGGCTTCATACATGTGATCCGTATCGTGCTCATGATATTCATCAATGATCGCGCAGTGAGGGCTGTCACCGTCGCCAGGCTTCCCGGCGATGGGCGCGAACAGCGAGCCGTCCGGACGGGTCAGGCTGTCAACCCAGACCGAAATATTGAATTTTGAGCGGAGCGACGGAAGGCGATCTGCCATCTGCCTGGCTGGGGTGAAGACCTTTTTCGCCTGCGCCATCGTGGTGGCCCCGCAGTACACTTCCGCGCTGTTTTCACCATCAGCGCAGAACATGTACGTGCCTATGCCTGCCGCGAAAAACGATTTCCCGTTTTTCCTGGCCACCCGGATATACGCTTCGCGAAATCGGCGCTTTTTGGTCTTTTTCGTGACCCAGCCGAAAATTGAGCTGAATGCAAACGCCTGCCAGGGTTCCAGCTTCAGTTTTTGACCGGCTAAATCACCGCTGGAATGCGGTAAAAGCTGAACGAAACGGCAGGCGCGTTCCGCCAGTTCACGGTCGAACCGGTAGGGGTAATCCTTATCGAGAGAAATTTTCAGATCATTAAAATGGCGATGGCATGCCAGCTGGATGCTCTTGCAGGCAAGTATTTTCCCGTTCAGCACATCCCGCGCATACTGGTTCGCCATATTGACGCTCGGGTACGCGGCCATAACAAGTCCCTAAAAATTGGGACCATCGCCCCATTCAAAATTCGCCAAATTCGTTTTCGGCTTTACCCCCACCGAGTGGAGGTCGTTTTACCATCCGGCTGTTTGGATCAAGTTTCAGAACAACGCTCAGCCGTATAAGCTGGGAGATGTATTTGTCGCGAGCCTTTACTGCTGCGCCCATTTTCTGCCCACCGGCAGCTGTCTCATCGCCGAGACCATCATTTTTGATTTCCTGGTTGGCATCGAACAGGAGCTGTACGGTGTTGCAGTACTCCATCAGCAGATAGCAATCCTCCATTTCGAACGTGCCACGGTCGATAAGGATTCGGCATGTCCGACGCCAGGCATCGACAGCCATATCGCCGAGTAACTCATCCGGAGGGGTGACGGCACGAGTAACAGAACTGACCTGTGATCCAGTGTTGCCAGATTTCCTTCCCCCACCGGGTGATCGCATTCCTGTTCTCATACTTAACACCTGAAAAAATGCAGCAAAAAAAAGTTTTTATTTCACACGCGCAAAAAACTACCGGGAGCGGCAGTCCTTAAAAGCGAAAGGGGTTTGGGATTTTATCCCCCCCTCCCCATGCGCTGAGCGATCGAGTTTCACCTGAGACGTTCTCTTGCGGTCTTGGCTCTGTGGCATGGCCAGCACAATGCTTCCAGATTGAAATCATCATCCGTTCCGCCGTGAGCCTTAGCGAGGATATGGTCGACGGTACTCGCACGTCTTGCTATGCCAACGCGTCGGCACGCCTGGCAGATGTGTTTATCTCGCTGGAGAATACGTGCACGCCTGACTTCCCAGGGACGCCCGTATCCACGTTCGTGTCGGCTTTTGCCGTTCTGATAGTTGCGCCATCCTTCACCGGCATGCTGCTGCCGATGTTCATCGCAATAGCCGCTTGAATCATTTGTCAGAGCAGCACAACCTTTGTGCCTGCATGGCCTTTTGATACGTGGGGGCATACCTAACGACCAACCTTATGTTTGAGTTTGTTCATATATAGCGATTCCAGAGAGACTCGCTTTTCTCGTTGGTGGGGATAATTGCTGAGTTATCAGCAGTAAGGGGTAAGACATAATCACAAGTAGAAAGGAAGCAGAGGTTGCTGTTAGAACCTCATGAACAGCGAGAGCTTACGAGGTCGCCGCCCCGTAACGACAACCATAACCGGAAAGGACCCGTTAAATTTGAACCAAAGTAATAGTTGAGATTGTGTGCACTTAGGCTTCTCTAGAATCAACAGATGCCTATGGTAAGTGTTTCGTTACGGATTAAGGTCAACTAAAAATAAACCACCATCGAATGATAGTGGTCTTAAAGGGGTGAAAATGATTATGGTGCACTCAGAAAACACCGACAGCATTAGGCATTTTGATACTTGCCTTCAGCATAATCTCTTCCTAGTCGGCCTATCTGCCTTTGCGTTTCAATGTAATCGTTGTCAAATACAGCTTTTTGTTCCGGAGTTAAAGTTTTATCTTTACGCATCTTGTTAAGGCTTTTTGCATCCTTTTCAAGCTTCCTGCGTACTCCGGCTAAACCAGCTGGCTCAATCATTCGGTTGTATGCACCCAATACCAAAAAAGCGAGTGTTGGACAAAGGAATGGTATAGCGCTTTTGTATGCGTCCCGATACTCTGGTGGAACAATAGGAACAATACTTGTCAGAGCACCAGTAAGTACAGTTGTCAGTGTTGTTCCTGTACCAATACCGGCACTTGGTAATGGTTTCTCACTCACCTTGAGTCTCCCTACTTGCACTTCTTAGTTGCCGCACGAAATACTCATCGTTTGATAAATTTATCGTGCGGCTTTCAAGGAGATTACCATCATGGTAGTAATTGATTTTTATGCTTTTTATAGGCCAAACGGCAAAGGCAATCCACTTGACTAAAACATAAAAAAATACAAATGTAAAAACAAGTATTGAGACCCAGCACACTGCATAAAACACATGTACGATCTCAGTATTCATATAGATACCTTAAGTTAGCCTGCGATCTTCATCTGCTAAATGACGATACACCTCTTCAATCGCATATGTTGTACGAATCGAGGCATTTGGTCGCTCAACAGTCGAAACACGCAATCTTACGCTAAACAGATCACCCTTAACGAAAGCACGCTGGTTATTAAGAACAGCATCCATAAATGCTTGATCCTCCATTCGTACTGCACGCTCTTCTTCAAAATACCTCATTTTCCAACCGGTTACTGAAGTAAAGTTAACTTGCGTCAGTGCGATTACAGCTTCTTGTGTTTCGGTTCGTTCAACAATCATAGACTGTCGAGGTAAAGGAGTAAATTCCTGAGTATCCTGACCGGCAATCGTAACGACCTCTTGCCCCTCAACACTTACTTTAAATCGTGGTGCATCTTTGTTCGCAAGCGGTTGGGTGATGATTTCATTATAAGCTCGACGAATCACAGCATCTGTTGCTAGTTGAGCTTCATCTTGAGGGCATACTATCGTTTGTAACGCACCAGCTTCTTCAAAAGTAATGATCGCATTGTCGTCTTGACTATTTGTATGAACATTAACGACACGGTTGCTCTTTAATCTATGCGCGATAGCTAAAGCGCCACCGCCAGCAGCACTAAAACCTAACGCAGGCAAAATTGCCTTCGCGTTTGCCATTGCAAAAAGAGCAAATTCAACGATAAAAGAGCCTTCTTCGGCTGGGACAGTTACACGGAGATCAACAGTTTCATAACCATCATTAAGAACCTGATCAGCCTGCTTAATCATCAGTGCAACTTGTTTAATTGCCTCTCCTAACGCTAAAGCATCCATTTGATGAACAGCGAATTCGTCATCATTGGCATCATAAGAGATACTAAAACGCTCTATTTCTTGAAGTTCTTCGTCGCCATGTGGCATTTTTAGAATTATCCCATTGCTGTAAAGCCACAAGAATAATTTCGAAATCATTTTTCGGCAACAAATCAAACACCTTACTACTCAAATATTAGGGTTCCGTTCGAGACTTGTGCCCTTCTATAACGTTAATGAGATCTAACCTCCGGTAACATCATCCTGAGAACAACTTATTGACTGTTAAAACTGCTGACAGACTCATAGATTCTCTGGCAGGCTACTCCCGCTATGTAGTTTTCGTCAGCACGTTCAGCATAGAATTTAGCTTCTTCAGTAACACTGCCGAGCATGTCGGCAAGCATTGCGGCGTTGGTGCTGGCTGTTTTGCTTCCGACGGCAGCGGCAAGACCCGAGGTGTGCTTTGCGGCGTCCATGCGGGTGGCAAGTTTTGTTGCTTCGGTGCGCAGCTTGCTAATAGTGGCAGACAGGCCAGCAGCAGTCGCAGCTGCTTTGGCAGCTTGTGCATATGCATCTTTAACAGCCTCTTCACGAGCGATCACTCGCCCTTGTTCAATCATACGGGCAGCCGTTTGTGCGTTCACAGCCTGAGAGGACTCTTCGCTATTACGATCCGCCCATTTCTTTTCCCATGCTCGTTCCGTCCACACACTACCTGCGGCGAATGAAGCAATTAGAAGCGCTGAAACCGTGGCGGACTTCCACCAGGTCTTAACAGACTCGCTGATCATTGGTCTAACCCCCAGCACGCCAGCGCGCTTTCCTGGTCCCGTCGCTCAACCTGACCATAGCAGCCATTCTTCTGGCCTTTGGTTAAACGGCAATCACGGCCACCATCTTTAATCCACCAGCGGATTGCCTCGCATGCACCGATGCGGTCACCTGCATTGATGCGCTTATAGAACGTGGACGGGAAGCATTTCCCGGGGCCAATGTTATACGGGCAGAAGGATGCGATACCCACCTTCTGTGGCTCTGTCAGAGGCACTTTGATATTGCGATCAACCCAGACTAATGCCTTATCGCGTTCCATAGCATTGACCTTTCGGCATTGTTCCTCAGTGGCCGTCATGCCTTTAACAACACGCCTGCCATCGATAACGGTCACGCCGTGACATAAAGACCAGACCCCACCCGGATCAACAACGGCCACCAGCGCATTACCTTCTTTCTCGCTGATGAATTGGTCGAAAATGAGTGGAGCAGATGCACCTGACGCGATTAGCGCCAGCACTGCCGCGCTGAGCTTTGCTTTGTTCGACATCATTCACCCCGCGCAGCTTTGCGGCGATCCGCTTTGATTTGGAAGTACAGACTCGTTAACCACGTCAGCAAACCAAACATGAGGCTACCGAGCACACCAATGGCCGCCCATTGAGATGGGGAGACTTTATCGAGAAGCTGAAGCAACCAGTATCCGGTCCCCCCTCCCGATGCGCCGTATGCAATACCCGTCGTGATTTTTTCCATTCGATACATGCTCTCACCTCGCTACGCTGCGGGTGTCCAGTTGAGGTAATAAAAAGGGCCGCGATAGCGACCCAAGCTTTTATTCCCCTGCCAGTTGCCTTACCTCACTTACCGTCTGGTTGAACCGTTCCTCTTCCAGTTCTACGCCGATAGCCTGGCGGCCCAGCTCAATGGCTGCTTTAACAGTTGATCCCGAGCCCATAAAGAAATCAGCTACCACATCGCCGGGCCTGCTGCTGGCGTTGATGATTTGCCGCAACATATCAGCGGGCTTTTCGCACGGGTGTTTGCCTGGATAGAACTGGACGGGTTTATGTGTCCAGACGTCGGTATAGGGCACGGCTACTGTCACAGAGAAATGCCGCCGAAGAGATTTGTACTCTTCCAGCAGATCAAGGTATTTCCGGTTCAACGAATGCCATGTGGCCACCAGCTGGTGATGCGGTGCTTTGAGTTCAGAGGCGCGGTGCTTCTCAATGGCGATCTGAGTGAACAATTTCTGCAGCTTTTCGTAATCCTGCTCGTTCGGTAGTTGCCACTGACTGGCACCGAACCAGTGAGACACCATATTTTTCTTTCCGGTCGCGTCAGCTATTTGCCTGGACGTGACCCCCAGTTCGGCTCGTGCATCCCGAAAGTAGGTGATTAACGGAGCCATGACGTGCTGTTTGACCTCGTTGCTTTTCTCAGCAAATCCGTCGCTTTTCGGCTTATATGGCCCCTGATAATGCTCAGCGAAAAGGATGCGTTCCGTCGCGGGGAAGTAAGAGCGCAGGCTTTCTTTATTACACCCGTTCCAGCGCCCTGATGGCTTCGCCCAGATAATGTGGTTCATGACGTTGAAGCGTTCACGCATCATGATCTCAATATCGGATGCAAGTCGGTGGCCTGAAAACAAATACAGGCTGCCGGCAGGCTTAAGCACTCTCCAGAACTGGGCAAGACACATATCAAGCCAGCGAAGATAGTCGGCGTCACCGTTCCACTGATTATCCCAGCCGTTCGGCTTCACCTTAAAATAAGGCGGATCCGTAACAATGAGGTCGATGGTGTTATCTGGGAGGGTTGCGAGGTATTGCAGGCAGTCAGCGTTGACAATCTCAACACTGTTTATATTTACAGTATTTTTCATAGATCCGTAAGCGTAACTCTGATAGGCTCACTATGCTTTTGCGCTAAAGCAGTGGGCCTTGGTTAGCTTGTGACCTGAAAGCATGAGCTGATGGCTGGTCGGGTGCTACAACACTCTCCAGCCGCCCATTTCACAGCGAAAAGTCCGTTGTCGATGAGCATGTAATAAACAGTTTTACTTACAGCTACTCATGGAATTGAATGAACTAAAAAATGCCTTAGTGAACATGTCAAAAAAGGCATTTTTAACACATTACAATAGATTTTGCGGCCCGCGTTAATGAATATTTATTGCAAGACCAGTATCCTGATATGGTTCACAGCAATCGTCTAAGGATTAAACATGCAGGAAAATCTTTCTTTCTCAGATCGCGACGAATTTCAACGTCAAATAATCGCCGAAAACATCATCAAGCTATTGACGCCTGAAGCTGATATCTCCCCTTTAGTGATAGATGGTGATTGGGGAACAGGTAAAACAGAGTTTAGCATCAAGTTAAAAAACTTAATCTCTGCTCAAGCCCCTGATTCTAAAGTGGTTTATATTGATGCTTTTAAGGGGGATCACGCGGAATCGCCACTATTGCTGATAACTTCAGCTATTGCTAGCACACTACCTGATGAAGAGAAAGAACCCTTCATTAAGAAAGCTCTTCCGGCAATAAGGTTCGGACTGAAAACAGCATTGAAGGCCAGTGCTGGCTGGGTTTTACGTCAAGGCGCAGATGAATTAGCTGATGAATTCCAAGATGCTATGAAAAAGGCAAGTAATGCTGCAATAGATGGAACTATAGAAAATATTCTAGAAGATCATATGGAGGCCGAGAAAAACATTAATTCTCTTAAAACTTGCATTGAAGGGCTATCTTCAAAACAAAAAACAGTCATCATCATTGATGAATTAGATAGATGTAAGCCAAGTTTTTCAACTGCAATACTTGAGACAATAAAACACATATTTGACACTGAAAACGTTTATTTCGTACTTGTAACAAACACCATACAATTAAGAGCCTCAATCAATCACATTTACGGTTATAGCATTGACTCACAGAAATATCTCGATAAATTTATAAAATACACAATAACTCTTCCTGATACATTTATAAAAAATGGTCACGAGGAGCATAAAACATCTGTAGAATACTGGCTACAACTTGCAAAAGAAAATCCTAACCTCTCTCTCATCAATAAAGCAGCTGGAAGAGAAATTTGTGAATTGATATCTGACACAAACCTATCGCTCCGCGAAACTCAAACATATGCTCGAAGCTTAAATATCTTCCAGATTATTAACGACCAAAAATTCAAAGACAACACATACTATATTTATAAATTAATCTTCCTAGGGTCTGTTTACATTCATTGCTTTGGAGATAAAACATTACTTAAAGGAAATCTTAGCTCTGAGGATATAGAAAAACTAGCCAAGACCTTTAATATCAGCAAGATACCATATGATTTCGAAAGAAGCTCAGATATTTCAAGAGCCACGATTTTATTCTATGGCATAATAAAAGAATACTTGCAAGTAAACAAAAAATTTGCTCCACCTAACGAAGAACTGGCTAAAAAGTTTGCAGATCTTTATACAAGATTTGAAGATGCCGACTTCTGGAATACTACAGTGAAAGAACAAGTCACAAAATTCCTTAATCAAATGTCTTTCATTAAGTAAAATAACGCCCCATGAGGGGCGTTATTTAGACATCCATATCTAGGTGAGCATCAAGCATTGCCAAGCAACCATCGATAAAACCTTCACCCATCATAATCTCTATCCTAATCGTTTTCTCATCTTTTTTTAGTCTTTTGGCAATTTTTCTTTTAGGAATGCCATAAAGATAATGCGCGACCAATAATGAATACTCATAAGGTCTTTTCTTATTTAACCTAGCTAAGCAACCTTCAATTATCAATGCATCATCATCTGTACAAGAAAGCCTATTATGATTTCCATAGGATATCAGCCCCTTAAACCCAGCAGCAATTGAAGAGTAATCAACCCCACTGCTATCATTAGCGGCCCATACTCCCCAGCGTTCAAGCACCAATGAAATATTACGCATTTTCCTTCTCCATCTTTAATAATTAGTGATAACACCAATCGCCAGCGACCTATCCATAAAACGGAAAAGCAGCTCCAGCTGGGTACCGTGTTTTTTCTCGAACGCTACAACATCAGCATGTAATTTGTCGTGACACTCTCTGCACAGAGGGATCACGAACAAATCGTGGGCTTTAGTGGCGGTACCGCCCATGCCGTGCCCAATGACATGGTGTGGATCATCCGCTGGCCGCCGGCAACCTTCACAGGGCTGGGTTTTAGCCCACCGGGTATAGTCCTCATTCACCCACCTGCGGTGTTTTGGGCGCAACATGAATGATTCAGGGGATTCGGGATCCGCATGCAGAGCCAGAACCTTTGGCTGTTCATAGGCTACTTCCTGATTTGCTCCATGCTTTAATTTCGCAGCCGTGACCGCAGGGGTGACCTTCTTCTGCAAAATGCTTTTTGCCGGGGGCATCGGCACAATGTCACTTTCTCGATATACGGATAAAAACGGCTCATCCGGTAATCGAAGCGCAAGCTGGGCCATCCTTTCCGTGATTGCATCAGCAATGCCTGAGTAAACGGCCCACCAGCACAATTCACCGAGGGATAGTTCACGCTCGTTGTTGTAGCCAAGCGAAGACAGGATGGAACTGATCAGCCAATTAATGAGATTACGCCGGGCCAGTTCTGCCAGCGCCGCGGTGGTTTGCTCGCGCAGCTGGTTATCGCAATGCCAACAGAGCAACATTGATCCGGGGGGATGTCGCATCGTTACCAGCTCATGATGGTGATAATCAGTGTGCGGGTACTGGCATTCCTTCACGTTACGCTCTAACCAGGATTCCAACGCGGTCAAACCGCCTGCTGCACGGATTACTCTCTCGTCTGTGAAGAAATCCTCGAGGGACTTATCTTCTGCCAGCGGCTGCCTGGCATCAGGGACGAGGCCCGACGGAAGCCCAGCCATTCTTTTTGGCTGAGGCTCCACCAGCACACGCCCCTGTTGAAACAGAGACATCAGTTCGCTGCCCGGCTTTAACACCACCAGCCCAAGGCGCGGAACAGTCTCGGCTGTAAACAGTCCTCTCACGCGGCATGCCCCTTAGCGATGTGTGCCGTCCACAGGCCACCGATCCACTCGATGCCTTTGGGTGTAAAACGTGCCTGGCTAAAGGCGTAGTTAGTTTCGCTCGAAGTGCCAGTTTTAACTTCAAACCGCCCGGCGGCAATGTGCTGGTGCCGCGGTGTCAGCACTCCGCCGAGCCGGTACATAATGTCGCTCTCAATGAGGAACAAGCGGAAATCGTTCTCTTTGGCCTGCAACAGCTTTGCCACCTGGCGGAAAGACATTGAGCCTTTAGCAGTACAATACCGATCGACAAACTCAACTTTCGGCGCGGCAGCGGCTAACCGCTGGGCCAGTTGTTCTTTCTGCTCGGCAAGATCCGCGGCGAGACGTAATGCCTCCGGCAATGTTTGCGGGACACTTACGGCCTGACTGTTCTCCAGCTCTTGCCAGCGATCGACAACAGCGGCGGTAAATTCTGGCGACAGCCTGGCGACGATCACCAGAGAATCGCGTTTGTTGAACCAATACTCCTCGTATGTTTGCCCGTTTTGCGGGTGTATGTAGGGGGTGTGCGCCAACGGCGCGGTTAAAATACCAGCAGATGCAAGGCGCTCAGCTGAGCGCTTCACATCGCCATGTTTGCTATGCACCAGCCTGGCAATTTCACGGCTGGACATTGTCACAACACCCTTTGCGGTTAACTGATTCATGCTATTTCTCCATATCAGGCGGCTGCACCCGCCTTTTGATTTGCACATAATTCAGGAAGATTTGCTTCTACCAGCGCACGAGCGAACGGAGGCGGTACTGCGTTACCGCAGCGCGCTACCTGCTTGTCTTTGGCGTAACGATTGCCGCGATAGTCCTGATCGATAACGTAGCCGTCAGGGAAGCCCTGCGCCTTATAAAGCTCATGCGGTTGCAGCATGCGCATTCCGATATCGACGATCTGGTACTTAACCCCCTCGATCGTCACCAGCCATTCATCCTCGCTATCACCGCAGTAGGTTTCGAGGAATGTACGGACCTCGCCAACGTGCTGGCCACCAGCGGTAATCGTCGGCATAGGTGTATCCATGGTCTGACCGTCGCGGCAGGTTCCGCGCAGCTTCACCAGGTGCGACGCAACTACCGCGTGATGATCAACAGTAGTGACTGAGTGGGCAGGCTCATCCATACCAACCCCCGGTCCTGTGTAATTCCCACCATAGTGCTTAGCCAGGAACGCACTCACCGTTGCAAACTTATTACCACCAGCAGTGACCGTGCCGAGTGGGTTATTCAGTTGAAGAACACGCGGTTCTTGCCCTGGGCGTTCGCCGTACCCCATCTGGATCAGTGTTGGAGTTACCAGCTGCGACTTACCGCCACCACCTGCAGTAATCGTCGCGCTCGGTTCGTCAGCCCTGTGCCCAACACTGGCGCCAAATTGGCGGGCGATGACCGGCGCAACCACGCACGCGCGGGACTGCTTGAGGATTGTATGAGCGGGTTTATCCAGCGGGCGCGGCTTTGCCTGGTACTCACTACCGCCATTGCCAGCCAGGAACGGTGTCAAGGCGGCCTCAACTACGCCAAGCGCATGCCCATTCCCGCCCGGGCGCGCCGACGTACCTGCGGTGACAGTTGGAACCGGCTCGGTCACTGGCTGCCCGGTGGCCCCGGTGCGGAATTTAGTAAGATGCGGTACCGCCAGAGCGTAGCCATGCTTTTTAGTGATCGTCTGCAATGGCTCTAACAACGATTGCCCGCGGAAACAGTCATAACCTCCTTTCGTCGCGGTGTGGTTACACTTCACGATGAAGGGTGATGCGCTTTCGATAACAAAGCGCTGGATGCCGCGCGCGATACGTTTGAGCGTATTTTCCGCCAGCGGCTTTTTGCGGTCGAAGATGGACCGGGCCGGGATATTCCAGTCAATGCACTCCGCCGCGGTACGCCATGGCGCCAGCTTGCCGCTTTGTACTTCCAGTGACTTTGGATCCCCATGAGTCGCTTCAGGCCAATGAATCTTGCGGCCGTCACAGCGCATGACCATGAAGAAACGCTTTCTGATCGTCGGCGCGCCGTAGTCACAAGCGCGCAGCTCACGATAATCGACCTCATAGCCAAGCCCGGCGATCAGCTGTTGCGCCTGCTGGCCGTGCGGCTCAATGGCAAGAAATTCGCAAACCTCAGCCAGTGCTGGGTGATTCGCCGCGATACCAGTCGACAGCATGCCGACAAATGCCTCGAATGTTTCACCAGCACGCTCAGGATCCGGGCGTAATTCTTCATCCAGCAGCGGGCCCCATGTCTTAAATTCTTCGACGTTCTCCAGCATCATGACTCGGGGACGTACTGCCAGCGCCCAGCGCAGGACAATCCACGCCAGCCCGCGAATCTCTTTCTTCACTGGCTTAGCGCCCTTCGCTTTGGAAAAGTGGCGGCAGTCAGGGCTAAACCAGGCCAGGCCGACAGGTTTACCGCTGGTGGCTGCGCTTGGGTCAACGTCAAACACCGACTCGCAATAATGCAGCGTGTCAGGGTGATTCGTCTTATGCATAGCAATAGCGTTTTCGTCGTGGTTGATAGCGATATCCACGCTACGCCCGATCGCCAGTTCAATGCCGGTACTCGCGCCGCCGCCACCAGCAAAGTTATCAACGATAATTTCACGCATTGACGGCCCCCTGCATGCAGCTGACCAGACCACCAGAAACGCTGATTATTTCGTTAGTAGGCATACGCTCAAGCCAGAGTTGGTTGATGTTGGCCTTCAACTTGTTCTGTTGGTTAATCCCCAGAGAGTCCGCTCCCTCGACCTGATCGAATACCAGACCAACTTCCAGTGGCCAGATGCGCGACTCTACCTCAGGCGTTTCAATTGGAGCAGTCATCACCTTTTCCGGCAGTGTCGGGAGTGCCATTTTTGCCACAGCGAATTGAGCCAATGACAATGCAGCCCGCCCTTTTTCTTCCAGCTCGTTGCGGTTGATATAGCTGAAGCTTTCACCGCGCCACGTTTTGTCGAAGACTGCGATAGCCCCGGCAAAAAAAGCGCTGGTGGGCTGCTGCTTCTCGTCAGCGGGAACAAACCAAACAGGAAGATCAAACCCAATACGGCCACGAATAAACATGATGTGATCGGCATCTTCCGGCCACCATGTTTCGCTTGTGGCTGACTTCACGAGGTAGATGTAACGACCACCTTTTTCACGCATCGCCATCGTGTGATTCATGATGTGAGTCATGCCGGTGATGGCCTGCTTTTCATGATACTGAGAGCGGCTGTATGGCGGGTTAGCAAACGCTGCGCCACCGAGTTCTGTCAGACGCTCTGACCAATCCTGCGTCAGTGCGTTATCTTCGGCGGTATACCAGGCAGGGCATTTAGCGTTGCTGTCGTCTGCGAACAAATCCAGAACCAGCGGGCCAAATATCGAATTTATGCCCCAAAACAGCAAATCTGGTGTGCGCCACTGATCACCAACCTCTTTCAATTCATGCGCTGGTTTTGAACGGAGCTCAGCCAGTGCGCGGCAGTATTTATTTTCTGTCATCCTCTGAACCCCTCTGGAATCTTGGTATCTACCGGGCCGAACTTCATCGGGTCATGTTTCTTCTCGCCCCAGCTTTCACGCGGGGGACGGCCTTTCTTATCCCAGCGGATCCCGCTTTGCAGATAACCCTCAAATTTTTTCGGGCCAAATAGTGTTTCAGGACGCATGTACTGGTACTGCACGTCATTTCCGTTCCAGTGCTCATGCTTAAGGTCAATCACCAGCTTTAAGTCGCTAACGGTGTAACCTTCACGTAAACGGGCACGGATGTTTTCCAGAGAGGTTTTTGATTTCTGATAGCGAGAGCCGCTAACCAGGTTCAAATGATTCAGTACCAGAATGGCGTTATCGGTGATCATCACTTCAGGGTCTGGTTGCGGCGCAACCGGACAAGAAGGTTTTTTATCTGATGGATCAGTAGTTGTATTTACTGACGGATCCCCCCCAGATTCTGACGGGTGAAAACCGCCTTTTTCATCGTTTTTTGATGCCTCAGATTTTGACGCGTCGGTTTTTGAGGCATCAGATTTTGATGCGTCAGAATCTGACAGGTGAGAAAAGGCAGCAGCCTGTAATTTCGCAACATTGAGCTGGTAAACGTTCGATGCATTGCGGTTGCCTTTACGGCGCTGCTGGCGGGTTAACCACCCGTCTTTTTCCAGTTGTGATATGGCTGTGCGAACCGTGCTCTCACCGGCACCAATCTGGCGCGCGATGGTAGCGATGGAAGGCCAGCTTACCCCCTCATCACTGCTGAAGTCTGCCAGACGCGCCATGATGGCAACGCTGGACAGCTTCATGCCAGAAGCGGCACAAGCGTCCCAAACGTAACCTGTTAATTTAGTGCTCATGGTCGTCCTTTTAACTCGGTAAACTTGCGCTTGAATTGTTCGAGCGGGCTGAAACATTCGTGGTTGTAACCATCCCGCAGGTAGATAACTCGTTGAGTCTCTGGCTCCCACCGGATAACCCGAACGGGGATCCCTCTGTGGTCTTTGAACCTTCGGTTAACTTCGCGCATAAGCGTTTCGCCTTCCTGTAGTAAACCCCCACAATTGCGACCGCCCGACTGTGGTTACATGGCACCCAGCGGTTTGCTATTCTGCGTTCATACCGAAACAACGGAGCGCCCGGTACCGGGATCATCCTGAGTTGCGGTAAACGGTTAAAAGCCGTTAAACTGGTCATGCGGATTACTTCTCCATACAAGATTTGTCTGCCACGACGCCCGGAGCTGCACACTCGCGGGCGTCACCTTTTTCCGGCGCACAAAACACACGGAAAAGCAGCGTCAAATGTTCCTGCCACTTAGCCATCACCTGATAGCTGTTCTCTTCAATCTGGGCGCGTTCTTGAGCATCAATAACGCCGTCAGCGGTAGCTTTACGAAGGTATTGCGAATGCCTGCCGATCCACTCCACTGACTCCATAAGACGCTGGTTGATATCACCGTTCTCTATTTCTTCAACGTCAGCCAATGGCACGAAAACACCGTTCGAGTGACGTGCAATAGCGTTTGCTATGTGGTTTGAACCACCAGCACGTTGAAGCACCATCGCCCAACCGAGCGGGAAGATCTGATCGCCATCGGTACGCAGTCGGTTAAACAACGCGTTCTCGGTCACACCCAACCACTCAGCAGCTTCGGAATAACCGCCCGGAAGCTCGGTGATCGTTTTTTTGATTGCGGCCACTAGCCAGGCTGGCTGCTTATCTACTTTCCATTCCGGTTCGTTACCCACGGCTTTCCCCTTTTTCCTGTGGTACCGATGCTGCCCCAGTTTCTGTAGCCTGCGTATAACGGTGCGGGTACAAGATTTGGAGCTCATCAATTTGGCCCGAATAAAACTTCACAAGCCTTTCAGCTACATCGAGTGATGCGATTTGTTGACCCCTTTCAATTCGGCTTAGGTTGGCTGGATCAATGTCCACCACGTTTGCCACATAAGAGAGAGTCAAACCTTGCGATTTTCGCAAATTTCTTAACGGTGATTGCATAATGCCCCCTGTAATTGCGTATCACGCATATTAATGTGTAGTTACGACTTGCGCAAGTTGCTTTGCATATCACGCAAAAACAACCTGTAATGGACGCATGAACATAGGAAACCGCATTAGAGAATTACGCCTCGAAAAGGGCATGAAAATTTCAGATCTTGCTGAAGCTGTAGGTATTGACGGTGCGAACGTCTCACGGGTTGAGACTGGAAAACAAAAGTCATTTACTGAACAATCGCTTAGCAAATATGCTACGGCACTTGGTGTTAGCGTGGCAGAACTCTTTACACCGTCTCCAAATGAAAATACTGTATGTAAATCCAGTGGTAAGGATCCAGCTTATGGAGAGGGTGACCCTGTGTTTAGAGTCGAGTTGCTCGATGTCAGCGCCAGTGCTGGCATGGGCCATATACAAGGTAGTGATGTCGTCGATGTAATCAGGTCCATTGAGTACAACAACGAAAGAGCCGCCGCATTGTTTGGTGGGAGAACACCAGATACGGTCAAAGTGATTAACGTTCGTGGTGACAGCATGGCTGATACCATTGAACCAGGTGATTTGATATTCGTTGATATTTCGATCAATGAGTTTGATGGTGATGGGATTTATGTATTTGGTTTTGATGATAAAATTTACGTCAAAAGATTACAGATGATCCCAGATAAAATTCTTGTCATTTCCGATAACCCTAAATATCGGGAGTGGTCAGTGGATAAGTCCAATGAAGACAGATTTTACGTTTTCGGCAAGGTAATGATCAGCCAGTCGCAGTCAGTTAAACGGCACGGATAACATCCCCTAAGAACAGATAACCGCCTACACGGCGGTTTTTTTACGCCCTTTAGATTGCGTTTTACGCATTTTATTTCTTGCGCATTTCGCAAATATCTTTTATCTTCATTTTCATCAACAGCGAACAGGCAGGAAGCCCACGAAGTAGCCGCCGGTGGCGTATGAATGACCGGATGATTCGCAAATGGCTTACCACCGCGCCTGATGTGGTTAAAAGCAGGCCAAAGCAATAAGAAGTGATCCCTGTTCTGGCTGCTCACTTTCCCCTTGAGGGTGACAGCCAGCTTTTTAAGGGCACAACGTGAAAGCGCACTCCTTCTCTCTTTCACTGCGGGGGCAGGTTTGTTACCGAAAGAGTGCGCTTCCAGTTGTGGTAATGCGGCTCTGCGCACGTGACGAGGCCAACAAGTTTTTATTTCAACATTTGAAATGAATACGTTTCTTGAGGTGTAGCGTCGCCGGTTCTGGCCGGTCCGGCAGGTGGAGGCACCACCGCCACAACAAAATCATTGCTGTGTGTAGTCTTTGCCCATCACATCGGTGGGCACCTTTTTTACACAAGAGACAAGGACATCACCGGGCGACGGGCTCATTCCCCAATCCACCCGGGCGCAGAAATGGTGGTTGCAACCGTCAGTGCTACGCAGGTGCCCTTTTCTGTTGTGTATGGAGAAGTTCCACTGGCGGTGGCAGCCGCCTCACAGAGGGTTAAACCATGAGTAATGACCGCATGACCGTAGTGCCCGATTTCCTGGGCGAACTGGATGCCGGCGTGTTCATGAACAAGATCGCGGCAGCTTTAAACACTACCGCGCTTGGCGTTCTGAACAACGGTACCAAAGGCAAAGTAGTCCTCACCTTTGATATTGAGCGTATGGGTAACTCCGTCGAAGAGAAGCGCGTCAAGATCAAGCACAAGCTGAACTACGTCACCCCAACCCCGCGCGGTAAAGCCTCCGAAGAAGACACCACCGAAACACCAATGTGGGTTAACAAAGGCGGCAAGCTGACCATCCTGCAGGAAGATCAGGGGCAGCTGTTCGGGATCAACGGCGGCGTTGACGGAAAGCTTAAAGCGGCACAGTGATCCGCAGCAGACAAATCACTGACATCCCTTTGACAACATATTAAGGAAATTTTATGTCCCAGATTTTAGACGGCAATGCCCTGCAGCAGGTGAAAGACCTTGTTCTTTCCGGTTATCACCTTACTGCAGTTAAAGAAACAGCATGCCCTACTGCCCTGCTCCCTGATGGCGTAAACGTAGAAAGCCTCGAGCGTTTCGAGTTTGAGCGTTTTCGCTTCCGTGGCGCCATGACCACAACCAGTATTCCTGATTTTGTGCGTTACGCCGCAGGCTACGCCAAAGCCGACGAACCAGCACGATGCTTTATCGATGCTGACAACATGACCGCACGCTCCGTGTTCAATATCGGTACGCTGGCTAATCCTGGCCATGCTGATAACGTCGCCTCTATCACCCTCAAAAAGACAGCACCATTCCGAGCCTTGCTTCAGGTAAACGGCGATCGTCTGGGCCAGAAAGAAATTGCTGAATGGCTGGAGGACTGGGCCGACTTCCTGAGCGCATTTGATGCCGACGGGAATGTGTTGTCCATCGCGCAGGCAGCTGGTGCCGTTCGTCGCGTCAATATCAAACAAGTCTCGGAAGCAGCTCATGAAGACGAAGATTTTGGCGGCAGAAAGTCCCTGATGCAGAGCGTTGAAGCCAGCAGTAAAGACGTGATGCCTGTCGCCTTCGAGTTCAAATGCGTGCCATATGAAGGCCTGGGCGAACGCCGCTTTAGCCTGCGTAACAGCCTGCTTAAAAGCGGGGAACCGGTGTTTGTACTCCGCATCGTTCAACTGGAAGCCCAGGAAGAAGCTATCGCCAACGAGTTCCGTGACCTGCTGATCGAGAAGTTCACCGACAAGCCGGTTGAAACCTTTATCGGTAACTTTAAAGCGTAATTTCTCTGCATTAAATCCCCGGCGCCGCGGGGATTTATTGAAGCGTAATTCCCTTTATTAATCGCCAATGGCGAGGGATTCGTACAACCAAAAACTGGCGCAGGTGCAGCTGCCAAATATGGAGAAGAAAATACGATGAGTTATATCCAGACACTTTCAGGTAAGAAATTCGATTACCTCAATTCAACCACTGACGACGTAGAGATCGAGGATATTGCGACCGCACTTTCCCACATCTGCCGCTTCAGTGGTCATCTGCCTGAATTTTACAGCGTGGCCCAGCACTCAGTACTGTGCAGCCAAATTGTGCCGCCAGAGTTTGCCTTTGAAGCCCTGATGCATGACGCAGCTGAAGCCTATTGCCAGGACATCCCTGCCCCCCTGAAAGCATTGCTTCCAGATTACCGTCGCATTGAAGAACGGGTAGAACAGCTGATCCGGGCCAAATTCAGCATCACCCCTCATATGTCAGCGGTAGTGAAATACGCCGATCTGGTGATGCTTGCCACGGAACGCCGCGATCTGGATATCGACGACGGCTCACTCTGGCCTTGCCTCGAAGGTATTCCGGCCAGCGACATTATCCAGATCGTTCCTCTTCGCCCAGGCCAGGCATATGGCTTGTTCATTAACCGTTTCAATGAGCTTACGGAATCACGCGCATGCCTCGCATGAAGATAAAAGAACTTGTTGCCGCAGCCCATGCTGCGGCGGGGAAACTGCCACCAGCAGAAGCCTCTCTGATGCGTGAGGTAGCCACTCGCCTGGACGTTACATTTGCGGCCTTGACGGAATCGATGGACCAGCGAATGAGCCTTGACGCCGAAATTAACCATCTTCGTCAGGAGTCCGTCCAATGACCACCAACAAATATGCGACTCTGCGCGGCACAATCGCCAGAGCCAAACGCCACGACTGTCAGAAAGTCGTGATGCGCGTGACGTTAGCAGAAGAACTTCTCGAGCAGTTGTCAAAAGCAGAGGAGCGGATCGCGGAGCTGGAAGCCATATTGGCATGTGATAGGTGCGGGACAATTTGTACTCGTCCTGACGGGGCTCATTATTGCCACATCAGCGACAACGCCGACTCGCGCTACAGCCCCCAGTGAATCAAAAGCCAAGATGTAACAATGGAGAAAGAAATTGAACGACTTAATGATTGACCTCGAATCAATGGGAAAAAAGCCAAACGCGCCGATCGTCTCAATTGGTGCCGTCTTTTTTAACCCTCATACAGGTGAACTTGGCCAAGAATTCTATACGGCCGTCTCGCTTGAAAGCGCAATGGATCAGGGTGCGGTACCGGACGGAGATACTATTCTTTGGTGGCTCAAACAAAGCTCGGAAGCGCGCTCAGCTATTTGTGTTGATGATGTGCTGCATATCACTGATGCACTGTCGGAACTGAGCCATTTCATTCACCGGCACGCAGATAATCCAAAATACATGAAGGTCTGGGGTAACGGTGCCACCTTTGACAATGTGATTCTGCGTGGAGCTTACGAACGCGCCGGCCGCATTTGCCCCTGGGCCTTTTGGAACGATCACGATGTGCGCACTATTGTTACGCTCGGTCGCAGTGTCGGTTTCGATCCGAAGCGTGACATGCCTTTTATTGGCGATGTGCACAATGCCCTGGCTGATGCGCGACACCAGGCAAAATATGTGTCAGCAATTTGGCAGAAACTGAACCCTACCACCAGCGACAAATTTTAATTACTCGGGTGCAGCCGGGTTAATGGAGAAGTATATGCTGAGCCTCGATTGTGTTCCCATCTCAACTTATTGCAAAGAGACTGGCGAGACCCCTGATGCAATCAATAAGCGTGTACAACGCGGTGTTTGGCGAGAAGGGGTGCAAGTGCTTAAAGTTGAAGGCGTTAAGGAGAGATGGATAGATCTTAGTGAGGTTGCAAAATGGGCACGAAAGAATCGCCTAAACTCCCACGCGGCGTAACCATCAGGAAGCATAGCAGTGGTGAAACCATCAATATAACGTTCACATACAAGGGGGTGAAATGCAGAGAACCCCTTTCAAATCTAGAAGTGAACAACAAAAACCTTAAATATGCCGAGCGTACGCTCGGCGAAATCCACAACAAAATCGAGCGTGGAACATTTATCTATGCTGAGTATTTCCCTCGTTCGGTGAGGTTGAAAATTTTCGGAAATGCTGCGACCGGGAAAACAGTGAAAATGTATCTTGATGAATACTTGAAGATCTGCGAAACGAGGAATCTTTCCCCCTCCACCATTGGCGGGTATAAAAAATGCCGTAGCGCACTGTCTGAACTTCACATTTTCCCGGCCAGTGAGTTAACACCGGCAGCATTAAAAACATGGATTCAGAATCAGAAAACAACCTTAAAGACGATACGTAACCAGTTATCGTTTCTACGCTCCTCCCTTGATGAAGCTGTAACTGATGGTGTTTTGCAAATTAATCCAGTTTCACAGGTAACAGCATCAAGATATCAAAGCAACAAGAGTGACGCGGAAAGTACCTATGTTGTTGACCCACTATCTCCAGCAGAGGTAAACGCACTGTTAACATCAGCGGGGAATAAGCAATGGGAAAACTTATTTAGATTTGCACTTCATACAGGTCTACGCAGTTCGGAACTATGCGCACTCCGCTGGAGGGACATTGACTTCGTTGAGAAAACTGCTCATGTCCAAACCGCGAGCGTTTCAGGAGTGACTAAGGGAACCAAAACAAAGGCGGGAAAACGTAAGGTTGAATTAACCGAGCAGGCAATGTTAGCGTTAATGGAGCAAAAATCCTTTACCTTTATGAAGGATAGTTGTGTCTTTGAGGATCCTAAAACAAGCAAGCCATGGGCCAGCGCAGATGCCATCAGGAAGAAAGCTTGGGTGCCAACACTACGAAAGGCGGGTATCAGATACCGTAATCCTTACCAGACTCGACATACATTCGCTACGCGTCTGATCAGCAGTGGAGTAAACTTGTTTTGGTTGGCAACACAGATGGGTCACAAAGGACCAGAGATGCTCTTTCGTCATTACGGAAGGTATCTTAAGGATTATGATAACAACACCTCAATCACAACCTTGAAGAATGTGAAGATTTGAGAAATAATTCCTGCCTAAATACAAGGCAGGAATTCAAAGATATGGCAGACCCCGCTTGGCTCGGATATGGTGGTTTGACAGCAAGTGCATTATCAGCAGTGGCTGCTTATTTGGCTATAAGGCAAACCGTTATCCAAAGAAAATTATCAAACAAAGCGCAGATAATTACCAAAGATGTAAAAATAAAACTCGATAAAACAAAAATAGAAAGAAATATTGCTTTCAATGCTTTATCGAGGAATTATACCCCTTTCCTTCCAGTGTTAAATGTAGGCCTTGGACCTGCATTAAAATTCAAATACAAATGGATATTTGATTATGAAAAACACTTAAAATTAAATGGAATTCGAAAACTAGATAATGAACATAACTATCTAACTAATGACTATAAAACTGCCATAAGCGCAAATGAATACTGCTATCAATTTGAAGTTCAAGGACACAGCTACATATCCATCTTAGGCTTTGGCGAATCTCAGTGGTATTCACAAGAAGAAGAATATACAGATATTGTCTATATTCTCCCTTGGAGTGTTAATAAGGAAGAAGTTAATCTACGCATCCCAATGCTAATACCTATGTTGCTTTCAAACTATCTTTTAGATAAAACTCGTTCCCATGAAGATATGTTAACTACAATCGATGGCCCAGAGCTAACAATTGAATACGAAGAAATCTCCGGAACAACAAAAAAGGAGTATTTTTCATCTAAGTATCAGATTAATAGATACACAATACGGGGTGATACCGTTGAGGCAACCTTTACTCTGACATTCTCACACGGTCTCAGTAGGACGGCATTAGTCCTTCAAAGGGTACGTGAAAGATACAAGACACTAAGAAAGAAATTTAAATAG